CTCACCCATTACCGGATCTTCTAACACAAAGACATCACTTCCCTCATCTGTTGGCCTAATAATCATGGAGAAATTAATGAAAACTTTGGAGATATTAGATGACCTACTCTTAAATTGCTTGTCTGTTTTTAAAAGAGAAATTGCTGAGGTTGTAAAATCGTCTATGGTAGGTGTAAAGTCAAAAACTGAAGCTAAGATATCCCTCCTTTTAAAGTATTCGGTTGATAAGTGTGACAATGTGCCAGATGAGTCCAAGTCCCAGAAGTATATATTATAGCCGGCTGAATAACCATAGTCTATAGGACTGGATGTCTTTAACAATGGTATATTTGGAACAAATGATAATGCTTCAGTCATCAAAGGGAAGTGATATGACTCATATGTTCCGTATTCCTCTGAATAGATTAATTGACTAGCAGAGCCACTTGTATTTATTGTGCTTATGATTTCATCAAAATAAATAAGTCTCTCGTTATAATTCATACTTTCTATTCTTTCATCTTCAGATATTTTAAGAATGCAATGTTTTCTGCCTATATGTAACAAAGTTTCCAGGGAAGATGAGCTAGAATTTATATAAGGCACTCTTCTATAGCTTGAGTACAGTAAGTCCTTCATACTCACTCCACAGAAATCAGATGTTTTATATCTTTTCATTTGGAAACCCTTTTCAAGTGTTTTAAAGAGAAGAGTTGGTCTTAGTATGTATCCATCATCATTGCTAGTAAGTAGTAACTCACCTCTATCATGAATCAGATATGCTAATATAGCAGGACCAGAAACATGTGTTGCTTCTGACTCTGATGTTATCGGTAAGATTATCCTTGACTCATCTCTTAGTTTTTTGCTCAATACAAGGCCCCTATTAGATCCTAGTCTTCTCTCTTTTGATTTGCTCAGTGTTAGCTTCTTTAGATCAGATTCATATATTAGCTCATCTAGACTAAGAATGTTAGAGAATTTACTCATAGACTTCTCGTGCTTTGAATAGTTCCTGTAAGGCAAAACAGTATTGCACTTGATTGAATTCAATGCTTCCTTATACATTGTCTGTGTGGTACACTCAATTGGAAACAACTCCTTATTAATTGATTGAGCACTTTGTTCTCTAAAAAATAGATCTATTAAAGACATTACAACATCAGAGCTTGAACCCCATTGTAGTAATCTAGTCTTCATGTTCATTATCATACAGACTAGTGATTCATCAGGTGATAGACCTGAGTTTAGTCCATCAATATAAACATCGAATATCTTTCTGATGTCTCTCAATTGGTTTCCTGATGTGAAAGGGTCTATCAGACTATTTAAGAATTTCAATGAGTTACTCCCAACAGACGATTCATTAAGGAAAATAGAATTAAACTCAAAAGATTGATAAGATATCATATTTTTATAATCACTAGTTTTTATGCAGAAAACTTGTAATATATTTGGATAAATTTTACTGAATTCTATTATTAGCTTATTTACCTCTCTAACTACAGTATCATCTAGACATTTATTCTCTGATTGATCCCTGTTTTTTGCATAAGTTATTATAGCTACATCATCACTAGTAATGAAAGTTCTAGTTACCAAGTCCAAG